ATGAAATGATTAAACGGCTCAATCATGTCGTGGTTCAGACCATAGTGATAAACCCTTTTATCGGTGCCTGGGTGCTTGGTGAAGACCCCATGATCGACTGCTGACCGGAGTGCCTTTTCCACACTGCCTTTGGAGGCAGCGATCCCCAGCGCATACATCGATAAGAATAAATCTGAGGATGAAATCTTCTTGCTGGCTCCACGCAGAAGAATCACTGAGACCAGTAGTTGTACGCCCAAATATCCCGATTCAGCGACAAACATCCCCATTTGAATCGCCTCTGGGCTTCCATTGATTTTCTTCACATCGTGATGCAGCATTCTAAGCAGCATTGCCCCTGAAAACAGTTTCAGGACTTCATTTTTATCAGGCTCATCCTTGTAGGGCGATGACTCAATCAACGCATCGATGCTCTCATATCGTTTACTTCCCCTCATGATTTTAGCTCCTTGATTTTGTTTCTTACGTTCCTCACGCTCGATGGATACCACTTCCCGCCATGACGAGAAGGAATGCCTCTTGCGTTTAAGGCATCGGCAATCTCTTTTAGGGTGTTCGACCCATGCATTTCGATTTGTTTAAAGATGGGTTGCATCTCTCTTGCAAACTTTTTGAATCGTTCCTGGTTGTTCTTGGCATTGTTCTTGTGCAGTGATTTCCCAGCGTTTGGGCCACCGAGCTTAATGCCCTGTGCCTTCATCTTGGAAAAAGTTTTCTTGGTTTTCTCCGTGATCTCTTGCCGTCTGGCCTCTGCTGCTCCGGCCAGTGTATTGAGGTGAATGTAGTCGCCTCCAAGTGCATCACAGGCAATGAGGCGCACCTCCTTGTCCTCATACGCATCCATTAACATGCCAATGATCTTGAAGTTATAAAGCCTGGAGCCGAGCCGTGTTGCCACGATGTCTGCCCTCCTCGCCCGACACAGTTTCAATGCTTTCTCCAGCTCTGGCACATGGTTCGGGTTGTGGCTCTTCACCTCAATATAGGTCTTGATGTGGATGTGGTTGCCGAGGCACTTATCGATGAACTTCTCTTGCTCTACGATGTCTCCTGGTGTGCCAGGCTTTAAGTAATAAACAAACTTGCCTTTGGTGAAGCGTTTGTAGTTGATGAATTTGTCATCCGCTCTTTTTTTTATCATTGCTCTCCCTTTTATGTATTACACGCAGCTATTTACGATGCTTCTCCTGATTCTGTGGTACAAATAATCGCGATCTCAACGCTTCCATCTTTGTTAAACGCAAGACTCTCAAAGTCATGGTCTTGGTGTACCTCCATTCCATAATTGCGATTTAAATATTGGGCTACTACAAAACGAACTTCTTGTTCATCGATCGTTACATTGATCATTATTTTCTCCTATGTTTTTAGTCTATCTAACACCCATCTACGGGTGATCTAACTATTGACAACTTATCAATATATCTACATAAATACAAATAATGATTTATAGATAGGGCAGTCACATGAAACAAGAAAGAAAATATAAAGCGCTCTGGGTGGATGAAGAGCTGGGGCGTGAAGTCGCTGCTCTGGCTGACTTTCAGCGCAGAACCATACGCAGTGTCGTTGAACATGCCCTGAGGAAAACAATCAGGGACGAGGCGGAAAAAAATGGTTAATGAAAAAGCCCAAATGCGCGGAGACAGGTGAAAACACAAAGCGCAAAAGCAAAAGGTAGGAAGCTGCAACAGTGGTTTACCAAGTTGTTAGTAGATGCTTTGGGCTTGGATGAGGATGATTTGGAAAGCAGACCAATGGGAAGCCAGGGTGAAGACATTATTATGGGCAAGCAGTCAAGGGATCGCTTCAATTATTCCATAGAGTGCAAGAACCAAGAGCGGGTCAATGTTTGGCAATCATATGACCAGGCAAAAACAAACTGCAAGGGATATGAGCCGCTGTTGGTCATTAAAAGAAACAGAAGTAAGCCATTGGCAGTAATGGATGCTGAACATTTTGTGGGCCTGTTTAAGGATGATGCCCATGATTGAGATTGGCACAAATGATTTCAATGACTTCTTGGAGTTCGTTGAGTCGTTTTATCAAGGGTATATAGAGAGCTGTAGGAACCAAGGAAAAGAACCGATTGATTATGAACAGTATCGAGACTCAAGGTTCTTCTGGTTGATTGATCGATACAAAGAATATAGAGGATTGAGGCATTGAATGTACGGGTTTTTGATATTTGTTCTGGCATCGGTGGATTCTCACTTGGGCTTCATGCCACAGGTGGATTTGAAACAGTCGCCTTTTGTGAGTACGACCCATTCTGTCAGAGCATCTTGGAAAAGAACTTTCCAGGCATACCCATCTATGGAGATTTAAAAGAGTTAGCCAATGACGAAGAAACAATCAGAACTATTCCCGACTTCGACCTCATCTGCGGTGGCATCCCCTGTCAGCCCTTCAGTGTTGCGGGAAACAAAAAAGGAACGCAAGATGACCGACACCTCTGGCCGTACATGCTTGAAATTATTAAACAGAAAAAACCCACTTATGCAGTTATCGAAAACGTTGGTGGCTTCGTCAACGTGGCACTCGACCTTGTGTGTTTTGACTTGGAAGCCGAAGGTTACGCCACACAATCGTTTGTTATTCCAGCTTGCAGTGTCCAAGCACCCCATCGAAGAGACCGAGTCTGGATCATCGGAAGGAAAGAAGATGCTGCCGAATAAGAAAAACCTATGGTCAACACCAACTGCTTTTGATGCACATAACATCAAAGGCGAAAGAAAGAAATCATCAGGGGGTCAAATTGAGCCTTTACAACAACAAGTCAGAATGTGGCCGACACCATCAGCGCAACAGGCAGGGGACGGGGACTTCATAGAGACACTTCAGACCAAGGACGGGAAGCCAGCAGAGCCGGGGCAACGCGCCTACAACCCGAAGACGGGGAAACACAGCCAGATCACGTTGAATCGGGCGGTGAAGATGTGGCCGACACCACAAGCCAAAGATCACGATTTAGAGCCATTAAAAAAATGGAAAAAAAGGTCGAAAAAGAAAAAAGAGCAAGGAATCAATTTACAGTTTGCATTAAGACATGCGGTTCAAATGTGGCCGACACCAAGAGTCAGCGACACCGAAGGCGGTGTGGTGAAGAATGTCGAACTGAACAATGGCAACTTCAGTCGCACCAATAAGAAAGGTGTGAGATGGGGTGTAAAGTTAAAAGATGCGGTGAGTCATGTTGAGATGTTGCCAACACCAGCAGCGAGGGATTGGAAAGGCGGTAGAAAACCAGAAACATTAAAGAAAGCTGGTCGAAACGAAAACAACTCATTGCCAGACAAGGTCAATGCACAATTACAAACAACAGGCGCACTCAACCCTGATTGGGTGGAATGGCTGATGGGTTATGGTCAGGGTTATACCGATCCAGATAATAAAGACAGCTTTACTTTGGGTTCCCATCAGGGGTTTGCAATCGAGCCTGATACAGCAAGGGTCACGACTGAGAATCAATACCGCAAAAACAGATTAAAGGCATTGGGTAATTCCATCGTGCCACAGATTGCATACCACATTGGCAATGCGATTTTAGAACAGGAGGGGCAAATTGACGCCCGATCCACAAAAAGAGGCTGAAAGGCATATGGCGATCCTACTTTGGATTGGCGTATTAACAATAATAATTAACTAAAGGAGAAAAATCATGAGTGATGATTATGGATTTGGAGAGGATAACAACTCAGAAAGCCGTTTCATGTACTTTGCCCACCAGGGCGAATTTGAAAACAAATTTTATCGCGGAAAAGGCGATGGCAAAGAAGCCGTCAACTTTAAGCATATTATATTTGACCACGACTCAATCCAAACTGGATGGGTGTGGGTGAGAGCCGGAATGGAGCCAATTTGTGTGTGGAATGACGAGCCGAAAGTGTGGAAAGCCAACCCAGGACAAAGCCAACAAGAGATGGACAACTACAAAAAAGGATTCAACATCAATGGATATGTGCAAGACGTTGGATTGCTCACCTGGAGTGGATCATCTTTTGGCTCGGGCAAAGCGTTTGGCAAAATGATGTCTGACATCGAGGCACAACGAGTGGCTAACTCTGGCAAATATCCAGTGGTTCAATTCGATGGAGCCGAGGTCATGCGCTTTAGCAGTGGTGGCAGTTCGTCCATCCCTAATTTGAGCGTGGTCAGTTGGGCGGAAGATAAAAACTACTTCACGGAAGCTCAACCCAATGGTGCATATCAAGAACCCGCGCCAGTGGCACAACAACAACACGAAGTCATCCCCCAAAGCGAGGACATCCCGTTTTAAGGTGACTTGGCATGGGGCTGGTAATACCTCCTGATCCCACCAGTCCCATGCTTCTAGATAAGGAACAGCCATGAAAGAAAAAAAGACAGGCAGAGAAAGACTTGCGGGCCAGGTGGCAATGCACTTCTATAACAGGGGATTTAGGGGGCGAACACTGCATCAGAAGATTGTAGAAACACTGGCAAAAGGGAAGCTGGAAGACAACACAAACGAAACGTGTACTAAAGATATTTGCGGTTAGAAGCCTTCGATTATAGGGGGTACCTTGGGTATTACCGAGGGTTAGGGAATGCGTTAGGCGCGAGATAAGGAGCTAGAAAATGATCGAAAGACGCAAAATAATGAATGAGTCGTTAAAAATAGTCATTACAGGGCTGATCTCAGCGTACCCAATCTCATTGTTCGTGATCTTTTTATGTATTGATGTTTTTCAATACTCATCTGTAATTACATCCACAATAAATACATTTGTTTTAACTCTGGTCGCAGTAATTCGTGTCTATTTTATTCGACTGCATACCGAGAAAAACAAGTGAATGAAGAACAGATATTTTTACCTGAGAGGTTCGACTGCCCTACCCTGATCAGTTTCAGTGGTGGCAGAACATCGGGTTATATGCTCTATAAAATTCTTGAGTCTTACGATGGTGTTTTGCCAGACGATGTGCATGTCACATTTGCAAACACAGGGAAGGAAATGCCTGAGACTTTGGATTTCATTAATGACTGTGCTGTGAACTGGAATGTCAATGTCAGATGGTTGGAGCTGGACATACAAGATGAGCGACCCATCTATCGCACCAAAGAGGCCACATACGAAACAGCATCAAGAAATGGCGAGCCTTTTGAGGCTTTAATAAAGAGAAAGAAAATGCTTCCAAATGTAATGATGAGGATTTGCACAGAGCAAATGAAAGTAAACGTAATGAAAAGATTTATGCAAGGACAAGATTATAAACATTGGGCGAATGTGATTGGGCTTAGATATGACGAGCCGAAAAGAGTCACCAAACAAAGAAAACAAAATGATTCGGGCAAAAACAAATGGACATCTGTTGTGCCACTTTATGACAACAAAGTAATGATTCAGGATGTTTCAAGTTTTTGGGAAAACAATACTTTCGACTTAAGATTACCCAATCACAATGGTAAAACACAGGCGGGCAACTGTGATTTGTGTTTTCTAAAAGGCACAAAAACACTGGTCAACATATTACAAGAAAGGCCGAGCCTGGCGGATTGGTGGATTGAGCAAGAGACAAAAGCAAACGCAACATTCAGCAAGCTAAGAGGCTATGAGGATTTAGTTGAAATGGCAAAGCTCGATGCAAAGCAAGTGGAAATGTTTGATGACGATTCGAGGAGTTGTTTCTGCCATGATTGAAATGGATCAAATCAACCAAAACGTGAAAGAAATCGCCATCCGATTGCTCGGAGAGCCCAATCAAAAACTATCCAGTAATCGAGAGCTGAGATTCGGATCGCATGGGTCAATGAGTGTCGATTTGGAGGGCAAATGGTACGACCATGAGGAGATGGAAGGCGGAGGCATGATCTCACTTATCAAGCGATTCCATGGGGACAATGTGGCGGAGTTTTTACGCTCAATGGGCTTGGAAACGATCCAACCTGTCGCCCCAATCAAGCAGCAACCCATTAGAACGATCAACAACAATGAGATGCGAGACAAGGCAAATGAAGCCGAGATGGTGACCAGATATTCAGATGACTTTTGCGTGATGCGATTCAAAGGCAAAGTCATTCGACCTTTTTCAAAGCTGGCAAATGGAGATTGGGTCATGAAGCGACCGGATCACAAGTTGCCTTTATACATACAAGATGGTGAGGCGCGGGATCGAACACTCCCCGCCCTCATCGTTGAGGGTGAAAAGAGTGCCTTGGGAAGCCGGGCCCTTTATCCTGGAGTGGTGGTCTGTTGGCATGGCGGTGTCTCAGCCTTAGAACAATCAGACTGGTCGCAGTTGGATGGGTACGATGATTTCATCTTATTCCCGGACAACGACAAAGCGGGCATTGAGTGTATGAGATCGCTCAAGAAGATTCTGAACTCTAAAAGCGGTCGCTCGGTCAAGATTGCCACTCCGCCCTCAACATGGAACGAGAAAGACGACCTTTGGGACTGTTTCGATCGTGGAGAGGCGTTTGATGTGGTGGAATGGGTTGAAGGGAATGAGTTGGATGCCAAGAATCGGGCCATATATTTTAACTATGGGGACTTTGCCGATAAAAAGTACCCTGAGATGACATGGATGGTGGAAAACCTACTTGCCAGAGGTCATTTAGGCATGATACATGCTCAGCCTGGGCATGGGAAATCGCTCATGTCTCAAGTGCTTTCTGTATGCATGGCTGCGGGCTATGACTTTGGAAGTTATCATATTCCAAGACCTCAAAAGGTGCTTTACATCGATGCAGAAATGCCGCCTGTGGCCCTACAGAATCGCTGGTCGGATATGCTCTTAATTTTTAACGGCGAGCCAGAGAGAGAGGAGCTCATCAAACGGGTTAAGCAGAATTTAATCATTATGAGTCATCACGATCAACCCAATGGAATCATACCTTTAAATGAGGAAGCTGGGAAAGAGTGGTATTACGATCTGGTTGACGAGGTGAATCCCGATCTAATTATACTCGATAACCTATTAACCCTTATGAACATAGAGATGAATGACTCCACAGAATGGGTCGAGTTTGCTCAACCATTGTTATTGAAAGCAAGGCGCGAGGATCGTGCGGTGTGGTTTGTGCATCACTCAGGCAAGTCAGGGAAACAGTTGGGCTCAATGGCAAAAGAAGTGGTGCTTGATTTCGTCATCCGTATCGAGCTACAGGGGATTGAAGAGGACGAAGGGGACGAAAGTATGCTTGGATTCGGTGACAGTGTGCATGAATCTCGGTTTAAATGGACGTTTGAAAAGACCAGACATTTCTATGGTCAACATGCTTATCCCATTTTATGGAAATACAGCAACGGAATATTGACCAAAGAGCAAAGCACCAGAGAAGCGAGGATTGATAAGGTCGTTTTACTCAAAAAAGAGGGGTTATCGAACCGACAAATAGCAAAAGAACTGAATGTTTCCAATACAACAGTCAATTCTGATGTGAAATTCGCTGAAACCACTGGTTCTATTAGCTTAGAGCCGGAATTTTAATGGAAAACAGGGTGGAAAGTTGGAGTTTGAAAAATGAGGCATAAAAAGAGGGTCAACTTCTCAGGTGGAAAGTTGGGTGGAAAGTACGACTTCTCACTTAAAGCCTTTAAAACAAGGGGTTTCATGGGGGTGGAAAGTTGGGTGGAAAGTGGAACTTCTCACTTTGGTGGGTATTGAGAACATGAACACCTTACTTATATAGAGTAAGGGTGTTCAGTTATCACGCAGTTTTCTTCCATTTATTGAGTTATTAATTTTTTGAGATGGACAAAGAGTACATAATACAAAATATCAGGGATAAGAAATTCCAAGAGCGCAAAGCGGAGGCTGGTCGCGTTTATTCCGAGATGCTTAAATTGAAAGCAGAGATTTCGGCTCGTTGGGGATATCAAAGAATGATGGAGATAGTCAGCTCAGATTTAAGGATGAGGATGGGTCGTCAAAATATGCTTCTATCCAATGCGGTACTCAAGGGAGAGCCAGAAGAGATGATTAAGCAGACCGAGGCTATGAAAAGAGGTTTAAACGCCCTGGATGATTATGTGCGTAAACAGGGATTTGAAGAACTTGATCCGGACATCTGGATCACTAAGCACCCAAAAACAGGGATACAAATTGTTATTGCTCTGTCTGCGGATGCATTGGAAAAGTGTGCTGCAATCTGTCAGGCAGAGAAACCATCTTTATATTTTAGCATCAATGAAATTTACTCCATGATTGATGAAGAGGTGTTTGAGATTAAGAGTCGTTTCAATGGTAAGTTTGGCAATGTGGAGATATTGGATCGCAAGGCAATAGACATAAACGAAAAAGCAAAGGGATTTCTGGAAGATGAATTGCTCCTTTGAGCCATTACAAGAAAAAATACGGAACCAGTGGCGAGTTTTTAGTTGCTATTTTTCTCATGATGCGGGATTACAATGTGTTTGAACCAGCTGCCACAGGAGCGAGGGACTTACTGGTTGAAATCGATGATAAATACTATGGGGTACAGGTTAAAAGCGTTATGAATCTTTATGAAGACCCAAACCGAAAGAAACAACGGTTTAAATTCAATCTTCAACACTCAGGCAGTCAAAAAGCCTACGATCCAGACGTTGTCCAGATTTTCGCATGTGTAGGCCTAGAAAGTAGGAGGATCATTTTTCTCAAAAACATAGGCCAGAAGTTTAAAAGCATCAATACCGAGGATTTCAACAAACAAAAAGAAAGAGCCTCTTTCGAGGCTCTACTCAGGGAGTTATAAGGGTTTATGGTTGCCCAACAGTGCCGAGTATACAAAGCAAGAGTAGAAGCACCACAGAGCCAATATGAAAGGAGTATTTAATCATCTTGCTCATCGCTTGCCTCCTCTAAATGACTTATTAAATTCCCATACTTATCAAACAAATAGTTGTTCATTTCACAAAACTCTATTTGTTCTTCGAGGTGCCATTCAGCAAAATAATCGTATTCAAGTATTGCTTTGCCTTCGTTGTCATACTCACCTGTTTCTGAATCGAAAGGGGTATCGTACATTTGATGGGCAAAGTTTTCTCTTGCCTTGTCATTGAGTTCTTCAAATTTATAAGCCCTTATCTTTATTAACCTACTCATCTGTTATTCTCCCGCCTTTCGGCTCTGTTTGTTCGTTTGGATATTTTAGAAGGTAATGAACCCTGGAGAGTTCATCACCGGTTAAATGGCCTGATAGATCACCCAATAAAACATTATTGGGTAAATCGTATCGGCTTAATATGGCTTGTATTTCAGCGTTCATTAGACAGCCCACCTTTCTTCCTTGATTAAATGTAATGGACATCCGCCAGTTAAATAATTAAAAACACGATCCAACAGCTCCGCATCATCGCCAAGCATGTTGATGTTAATGACTGCACCATCGAACCAATCCATGAAATGATATTCAATGTCTGTGATCCCGCCTTGCTCATCCATGAAGAATCTAAACTCATCTGATGGTCCGCCCCATGATAGATGCCATCTAATATATCCGCGCTCCTGATCTGTAAATGTATACGGCGGAATATAGTCAAGTGGATATGTTGGATTAAGTGCCATGTGATCTAATTCATCGTAGGCTTCATCAACATAATCATCAATACGATCAAATATTGATTCTATGGTTTCAATGCGGTCAACGTATTCATCCCGGATCCGCTCTTTACATGTTTTATCTGTCATTTGTATTTCTCCCTAGTTATTAACAAATTAAATAGATCATATTTAGATCATACATAATACATTACATGTATGAATTATGAAAATCAAGCATTATTCAAGTAATGTTCTAATCTTTTTATATATAATGGGCTTAGATGTATATACGGAGCTGATTAAGTGGCAGAAAAGACGGCAAAGAATCCCAAGGGAGCTGGAAGGAAGAAATTAGTTATTGATTATAAGAAATTGGAGTCAATGGGAGGCAAGGGATTAAATGCCTCCGAAATTTGCGCAGTGCTCGGGATTAGTTGGGATACATTAAGCCGGAGGAAGAGAGATAGCGCAAAATTTGCGGAAGCTTTAAAGAAGGCACAGGCAAAAGATATCCTGGAGGTCTCTAATGCTCTGTTTATTAATGCCACCGAGAAGAACAACGTCCAGGCGCAGCAATTCTTTTTAAGGAACCGGAGCGAAAATTGGAAGGCGGACGATGTAATTGAGCATAAAATCAGCTTGAAAGACGTCCTGAACGATGCAAAAGGCCGGATTATTGACATCAAACCGACTAATCAGGCATCTGGCGGGCTCGTTCCATATAAGAACAGGGACCCAAAGAAGTTGACCTCTAAATAATGCCCGCAAACGTAGGAAAATCAGGCGATCCAGCAAATGACCCCCCCGCGCGCGGAGATGGGGGTGCGTTATATTATTACCTTATGAACTAAAATTTTTGAATTTTTTTTAATGGCTAAATTTAAAGTAATACCACTGACGCTCAAAACAGCAAACTCTTATGTCGGGGAGTTTCACAGGCACAACAAGCCCTGTGTCGGCCACCGGTTCTCCATCGGCGCATTAGATGAAAACGAAAACATTGTTGGCGTTGCAATAATCGGCAGGCCCGTTGCAAGAATGTTGGATGATGGATTAACAGCAGAGGTCAATCGTGTTTGCACCAACGATGATAGCCCCAAAAATGTTTGCTCGTTTCTTTACGCGAGAGCATGGCGTATATGGCAACAAATGGGGGGCGAGAGAATGATTACTTACACGCTGCAATCCGAGCCTGGCTCGAGCTTGAAGGGTGCTGGGTGGAAAATATCGGGAGAAACAAAAAAGAATGACTACTGGACAACAAGAAAAAAAACTCATTTAGGCTATGTTGTGGACAGAACCGCACAAGCTGTAGATGGTCAATTAAAATTTAGATGGGAAGCTCAATGAAATACACCCCTGAAGAAGAAAAAGAGTTGATGACCGATGTATGGTCACTCAACATCAAAGACAATCCATTAAACTTTGTAAGATACATTTTTCCCTGGCAAAAAAAGGACACCCCTCTCGAAGACTTTACAGGCCCGCGTAAGTGGCAAGAAAAAATTTTAGTGGATATTGCAAACCACATTTCCAAAAACGAATCACTCGATATGCCTGAGATGTTTAGACTCGCAGTTGCCTCTGGTCGAGGCATCGGTAAGTCTGCTTTGGTTGCATGGATCATATTGTGGATGTTAAGCACACGCCTCGGAGCCACCATCGTTGTAACCGCAAACACAGAAGCACAGCTCCGCTCTCGTACTTGGGCTGAACTATCAAAGTGGCTGACGCTTTCAGTCAACTCGCATTGGTTTATGAAAACAGCCACCACTGTCAAGCCCGCCCCTTGGTTCGAGGAATTGCTTGCAAACGATCTCAGTATTGACTGCGGTTATTACTACGCACAGAGCCAGCTATGGAGCGCTGACTCTCCGGATAATTTTGCCGGGTTGCACAGTAACTATGGGCTTCTTTTGCTGATGGACGAGTCATCCGGTATTCCTGGCAGTATATACAGTGTTTCTGAGGGATTTTTCACTGAGCCCACAAAAGATCGTTACTGGATGTGCTTTTCAAATCCGCGTAGAAACTCTGGCCCGTTCTATGATTCGTTTCATTCCAAACGAGCATTTTGGAACACTGAGCAAATCGACTCTCGCACAGTCGAGGGCACCGATCAAAAACTGTTTCAACAAATGCTCGACCAATACGGCGAAGATTCCACGGTTGCCAAAGTCGAAGTGCTTGGCGAGTTTCCAAACGAAGACGATGATTGCGTCATTCCGATTGAGCTGGCAAGAGCAGCTGTTAATCGAGATGTTTCACTCACAGCCTCAGAACCGATTATATGGGGATTGGATGTTTCTCGTTTTGGAAGAGATCGCTCAGCACTGTGTATTCGTCAGGGCAACACAGTTTTTGAGATTAAGACATTCAAGGGGATGGACTTGATGCAACTTTGCGGGGCGGTAAAAAACCTCTATGACAGTGCAACCACGATGCACAAACCATCCGAAATATTAATCGATGTCATTGGCTTGGGCGCTGGCGTGGTCGATCGACTGAGTGAACAAGACTTGCCTGTCAGGGGCATAAATGTTGCGGAATCTCCATCGAGCAGAAAGAATTATTTAAACTTACGAGCAGAATTATGGTGGGCGATGAGAGACTGGTTGACAGCCAGAGATTGTCGTTTGCCAGAAGACGATGAACTCATTGCAGAATTATCAACCCCTCAATACACATACACATCCACTGGCAAGATAAAGATTGAAGCCAAGGAAGCCATGCGTAAACGCGGCATTAAGTCACCGGATAAAGCCGACGCACTGTCTCTAACAATGGCCTCCTCTGCTGCATCATTTGGTGGCAAATTCAGTGCCATGGGTTATAATTTCAAGGCACCCCTCAAAAGCAAAATCATACGAGTAGGATAACGAATGAAAAATACAAGTGATGTAGATCAATATCAAGAAAAAGACAGCGATGATGTAAAAGAGCCAGCGAACATGGAAGAGCTGCAAAGCGTTATCAATTCAGCAATGGATGATGCGAAAGACTTTATTGATCAAATTGGACAAGAAAGAGCACTGGCAACAGAATACTATTTGGGCAAAGAACCCACCGGAACATCGAGCCTACAATCTGAGTTTGTGGACACCTCTGTTAGGGACAGTATTTTGTTTATGCTGCCATCAATCATGCGTACGTTTTTCGGTACGAAAAAAGTGGTTGAGTTTATTCCCAAGAACGCAGACGACATTCCTCTTGCTCAACAACAAACCGATTACATCAACCACATCATTGAAAGGAACCAAGGGTTTTCTGTGCTCTATGATGCGTTCAAAGACTCTCTTGTTAGGAAATCTGGCTTCATAAAGGCATATTGGGACGATTCCATCTCGGTCTCCACCCATGAATACACCGACCTCTCACCCGAAGCGTATATGGCGCTATTGATGGAAAAAGACGTTGAAGTGATAGAAGAAACAGTGACCTCTGAAAGCATGGTTATGATGGATCAAATATCCGGTGAGGAAATCACAGAGGAAACGCCCGTTAGTTATGATTGCAAGATCAGGCGGGTCAAACCAAAAGACGAGGTGGTTATTGAAGCCGTACCGCCTGAGGAAATTTTAATCTCCCGCGCTGCTAGAGACATACATACTTCTCCCTATGTAGCCCACAGAATGATCAAGTCAGTGGGTGATCTGGTAGCCATGGGATACGATCAGGACGACATGATGGATCATGTTGGTTCCGGCGATTATCTTGATAATCAAAGCTATCAAGAACAAGAGGCGCGTTCACCGCTCGATGAAAACCTCTTTCCTGATCGTTCTGACTTGGGCGACCGCAGTGTTTTATATGTTGAACACTATCTGCGTTACGATTTAGACGAGGATGGGATCGATGAATTGATCCGAGTGTGTACAGTCGGCGATGCTTGCAACATCGTCAATGTCTCACCCTGGGATGAACTGCCAATCGCCATGTTTGAAACAGACCCAGAGCCACACACAGTCATTGGCAACTGCCCCGCCGATTACCTCATTCCGATCCAAGCCTCCAAGTCTCAAATCATGAGAGACACCCTAGATTCACTCGGACATTCGATTTTTCCAAGAATGACGATAGTTGAAGGCCAAGTAAACATTGATGACGTGCTGAACACCGATATCGGACAACCGATTCGAGTCAGAGCGCCCGGCATGGTTCAGCCGATGTCTATACCTTTCGTGGGAAAAGAAAGTTTCCCCTTTATGCAGTACCTCGACTCCCTAAAGGAAGATCGAACCGGAGTCTCAAAAGCCGCTGCCGGATTAAACGCCGATGCGCTGCAATCCTCAACCAAGACGGCTGTAACCGCGACAGTCTCCGCCGCACAAGGCAGAATCGAGCTCATTTGCCGACACCTGGCAGAAGGCGGTATGCAATCGCTGTTTAAGCTCATCAATCACTTAGTCATTAAGCACCAAGACCAAGAAGCCGTTGTCAGATTGAACAACGAATTCGTGGCTGTAGACCCTCGATTCTGGGATGCCGACAAGGACTTGACCGTTAATGTGGCCATCAGTAAAAATTCCGATGAAGAGAAGATGCAAGTTTTAAGTATGGTTGCTGGAAAACAAGAACAGATTTTACAAATGCTTGGGCCGGATAATCCATTGGTCACAATGCAACAATACGCAAACACATTATCACGCATGATTGAAATGGCTGGGTTTAAAGATTCCACAGCGTTTGTAAATACAAACATTCCGCCAATGCCTCCACAGCAAGAAGAGCAAAAGTCTGATCCAGCAGAAATGTTGGCTCAAGCCGAGATGCAAAAAGCTCAAGTTTCAGCGCAGAAAGCAATCATCGACTCCGAGACCGACCGCATGAAAATCATCATGGATGATGACTTTAAACGCGATGAAGCCGAAGCCGATATTGCATTGAAAGCAGCAGAGCTGAGAGCCAAGTATGGTGCTCAAGTTTCAATGACTGAGATCAAAGCCCTTATGGAGCGAGATCGAGAGATATTGAGGCAAGTTGCTAAAACGCAAGCAACCGGATTGTTTAATGGTTCCGGCGGATAGTTATTCTTATTTTGACCTTGAGTTTTTGTCAGATGACGGAGAATTGGTGTATACGGCTCAAGGTATAAAGGCAAAAAACTTAGCACACGCAAAGGAGTTGGTGCTTTGTTTTTTGTCTGATGTGATAGATGAAAACAGTGAGTTGCTTTCACATGAAGAAACAACAATACATTAGCTGAAGAAATGATTGAAGCGATTAAATTAATAGGAAAACTTGGCAGCACCTTCTTACAGGGGCGTATTGCCAAATCAGAAGCGAAGGCCAAAGCAGCCAAAGATTGGGAAACCGTTGCACAACAAAATGCGGGCAACTCCTGGAAAGACGAATGGCTTACTGTTTTGTTCTCAATGCCTTTGGTTATGTGCTTCATCCCATCTGCGGTGCCCTATGTAAAAGATGGCTTTGCAGCATTACAAGAAATGCCAACTTGGTATCAATACATGCTCTCAGTCATTGTGGCAGCCAGCTTTGGTGTGCGCAGTGCTGTCGGCATTATGAATAGGAAGAAATAACATGGAAATGAACAGCTTAATTTTTTGGAACGTCATCTTGTCGCTCGTATATGCGCCACTCGTTTATTCAATCAGAGCCAATCTAGCTGAGATTAAACGCATCGATATTTTATTGAGCAAAACAAGAGAAGAAATACCAAGAACGTATGTGACGAAAACAGAAGTAAGAGCTGACATAGAAAGAATTTTAAAACGCTTCGATAGGCTCGAAGAGAAAATTGATAACTTACACGCAAACTAAAGAGAGAAAAAAATGGAACACATCATCGACACAATCACTGCAATCATCGCTATTGCCTCAATTATTGCGGCTGTGACACCCACGCCCAAAGACAATGAATGGCTCGAAAAAGCTATGAAATTTGTGAATCTTCTCGCCGTCAATGTCGGAAGCGCAACCAACAAAAAATAAATGAATTGGGTTTATAACACCGCCACTGGTCAGTGGGGCATCACAACCCCTACCGGCGACTTTTTGCCTGTGCCTGGAGCAACCGGGCCGTATGCGGGCGGTGATGTAGACTACATTCCCCCTGGTGGCGATGAAGAGTCTTCACTGCCCTCTAACCCCCTCGGTGGCTCAAACAACGACACCGTAGGCTCTGGAAATAGCCAACCACCTTTATGGGAAGGTATAGACCCTATGGGTGCAGGCATTGCTGGTGTCAATACGCCCGGAAGAAAGCTCGGACAAGGAAACAACCCCGGGCAACAAACAACAACCAGCGGCGGCATCGAAGTAACAAAAGCGCAAAAGCGTGATGCCAGGAACATACGAAACGAGTTTGATTTAAAAGAAGGCGATTACATTTGGGATAGAAACTCGGACATTGTTTGGATAGTCAACGAGAAAGGAATTGAAGCTGTTGGCGAAATACCTGGACCAACTGTATTAGAAGATGGAACCACCATTTATGGACAGAGCATAGGCGATGTCAGAGATTGGGAGGTGGGTGATCGGCTCTTTACCGCGAACAAAATGCAAAACGCAGACGGCACTTGGGAGTGGGAAACAACCTATAGCGAATATGATCCAGAAAGTGATGAGACCGGATTAAACCCATGGGACTTAATAACAGACGAAGAAGGATCGGTAGATGATACTGAGCCTACTGTCGATAACCCATTCCCACCAATCGTTTTAGATGATGGCACAGTGATAAATCCGCCAATAGTACCCACACCAACACCTACTCCGACTCCAACACCTACTCCTACACCTACGCCAACACCTACACCAACTCCTACTCCTACACCAGTAGTGCCAACACCTACACCAGTAGTACCAACCCCTACACCTACACCCGTTCCTACTCCTACACCTACTCCTACACCGGTAATACCAACTCCTACACCAGTAGTACCAACCCCTACCCCCACCCCAACCCCAACTCCTGTTCCAACACCTACACCGGTAATACCTACTCCTACACCTACTCCTACACCAGTAGTACCAACCCCTACGCCAGTAATACCTACTCCTACTCCTACTCCTACTCCAACTCCAACACCTACACCGGTAATACCAACACCTACTCCAACTCCAACACCTACACCGGTAATACCAACACCTACTCCAACCCCAGCTCCTACTCCAACTCCAACTCCGGTAATACCTACACCCACACCTACACCCACACCTACACCAACTCCTGTACCACCCACTAATCCATGGCCACCAGTTCCTACTCCGACTCCTACGCCAGTACCAACTCCTACTCCTACACCGGTAATACCTACTCCAACACCTACACCGGTAGTACCAACACCTACTCCAGTAATACCTACTCCAACACCCACTCCAGTAATACCAACTCCTACTCCTACACCAGTAATACCCACTCCTACTCCTACACCTACACCAGTAATACCCACTCCTACTCCTACACCTACCCCTGTTGTGACTCCGACTCCAACACCTACACCTACCCCTGTTGTGACTCCGACTCCAACACCTACACCTACACCAACCCCTACCCCTACCCCTGTGCCACCTACTAGTCCTTGGCCGCCTTCACCAACACCTACACCTACACCTACTCCCGATGGAGATGTTGGGGTTGGTGATGATGTTGGGGTTGGTGATGATGTTGGGGTTGGTGATGATGTTGGGGTTGGTGATGATGTTGGTGACGGAGATGGAACTGGAACTGGAGATGGAACCGGTGACGGAGATGGTGATGGAACTGGAGATGGAACAGGCGACACAGGCTACGTTCCGCCAATCGAAGGTTCAGACGACTATGAATATACTCCGGTCAGTTACACGCCTTTCAATATTCAATATCCAGCGTATGAGCCAAGAGATTTTATCGCGCCAGGCATTTCATATTCACCAGAAGTGCCAGAAGGATATACGGTTTATGATGATGTTTACGACCCTTTTGTGTATAACCCGCCAGTTGTAGAATCATACGCAAGCGAGTCCCCACTCTCTTATGACCCAATAGGATTAGAAGAAATTACCAAACCTAGAGGTTACAACCCCCTAGATATTACGGACATACAAGCAATTCTAAACAGCATAGGGAAGAACAATGGTTAAACAACAAGACATATTAGAAAGCAATGAAGCCGAAGTCGTACTCAACTCTGGGGTCTTCAAAAAATCCATTAAGCAACTGCATGAAGAGTATATTCAGATTTGGATCAGCTCCGATGCTGAAGATGAAAAGCTTAGAGAGCAGATGCACATGGCCGTGAAATTACTTCCTGAGATCGAGAAACACCTGAGAATTATCATTGAAAAAGGCAAGATCACAAAAGCTAATCTTTCACGAATCCGAAAAATAGTTTAAAAATACATTTAATGTCTGTTAAAATTACTTAATCAATAGTTGTAAGGATATTACTATGACCAACAAGGCAAAGCCATTGGATTTACAAACAAACTTAGAACAAACCGCCCAGTCATTTGAGGCGTTCCTGGATTCAGAAAATGAACCCCCAGAAGAAGCTCAAATTGAGGCTGAAGGCGATGAGTCTGTAGAAGAAGTGGTCGTTGAAGAAGAAGCGGTTATCGAGGAAGAAATTGAATTAGAAGCCGAAGATAACACTGAAGAAGAATACGATGAAGAAATTGAAGCTGCGGATGAAACTCTTGAAGAAGAACAGGTAGAAGAAGAAGAACAAGAGGAACCCCGATACGCCATTAAAGTTGATGGCAATGAATTGGATGTTACCCTCGATGAACTGAAATCTGGATACTCTCGGCAGCAAGATTACACCAAGAAGACCCAAGCGATTGCTCAAGAACGTAAGACGATCCAGCAACAAAGGCAAAACTTGGTAAAAAGCGAAAACCTTTATAAAGAACTGCTACCAAAGCTAGAAGCCCAATTAAAACAGGGTCTAGCCGAGCAACCTGATTTTGAAAGGCTTTATGAGGAAGACCCCATACGGTATGTCAAAGTTAAAGAAGATTGGAACAAGCAACAAGAAATGCTGAAATCCACTCAGGCTGAAAAGCAAAGGCTTCAAAAAGAGGCCCAAGCAAAACAGGCTGAAAAATTACAAAAGTGGATTAACTATGGGGAAACCCAGATTCTAGAAGCTGTACCAACCTGGCGTGATAACGAAATTGCTGTCAAAGAAAAAATGGCAATCAGGGATTACGCAGTAAGTGAACTTGGATTTACGCCTGATGAGATTGACCAAGTATATGATTATCGTTTGTTATTGGGTTTAAGAGATGCCTACAGGTTTAACAAAACCAAAAAGGCTGTCAAAAGAAAACCCACCGAGAAGTCATCTGCTAAAAATAGAGTCGCAAAACCCGGATCGGTCACTCGTAAAAAAACCAGCACTCCATTAAAAAGGTCAAAGCAACGCCTAGCCAAATCTGGAAAAGTCCAAGATGCGGCGAAGGTTTTTGAACAAATAATTTAACTTTTTATTTCTAGGAAACTAGAAGGAGAATTAGCATGGCTAAAGTAACCAATGCGTTCGATACCTATACAGCGACTTCTGACAGAGAGGCATTGAGTGATTTGATTTACAACATATCACCAATTTCGACTCCCATATTTAGTGCCATAGGGAAGAACAATGTAAAAAACGTCCAGTTTGACTGGCAGACTGAGGCATTGCCTTCAGCGTCAGCAACGGGACAACTCGAAGGATTTGAACTTTCAAGGTCTGCCTCTACTGCAACAGTAAGAGAAAGCAATGTATGTCAAATCTCAAGCAGAGATGCAACCGTGAGCGGAAGTCAGAGCGCATCAGACCCCGCTGGCAAGAAATCAGAAATGGCTCACCAACTCGCAATTATGGCTAAAGCCCTAAAGCGCGATATGGAAAAAACCATTTGTGGTAACACTGCTAAAGCAACGGGTGACGCAACCACAGCAAGGCAAACAGGTGGCTTTGAAACTTGGATTGAAACCAATGTTTCCAGAGGCACTAACGGTGCTGGTGCTGGTAATGGTGCTGCCCCAACTGATGGCACTCAACGTGCGTTCACAGAAGCTATCTTAAAAGATGTGCAACAACTTTGCTTTGAGAACGGCGGCGAACCCGATATGTTGGTCGTTGGCGCTCATGTCAAAGGCGTTGTTTCTGGATTCACAGGACGAGCTTCTGCAAGGCAAATGATCGATGCAACCCAAATCGAGGCCTCGGTAAGCGTGTACTCAGGAGATTTCGGTGAATTAAAAGTGATGCCTTCTAACTTCAGTAGAAGCAGAACTGCACTATTCATCGACCCTGATTATGCAAAAGTTTCATATCTTAGAGATTTTGAAACTGTTGACATTTCAACAATCGGTGATGCTCAAACAAAAATGTTGGTTGTCGAGTATGGACTTGAGTGCTCTAACGAGAAAGCTCATGGTCTAGCTGCTGACTTATCTACATCGTAAGTGAGTAATTTAGAGGGGTGAGCAATCGCCCCTCTAATCTAGAATGGCAAAAGTAACCACATTAGAAGTAAAACCAAGCGGTCTTGTTAGTCAGTTTGCAACCGAGGGCGATAACTTTGTTTATCACACCAGGCAAGATGTCAAACCGATCATTGAGCACTGCAAGGTTTTAAGTGAGCAAACGCCAGGAAAAGAAATGCGCCACGTTGCAGAAATCCCAATGGTTGTTTATCAGAAAGCCATGAGAGAGGGATGGGTCAACGACAAAGCCAAGCTAAAGCGCTGGTTGAATGATCCTGACAATAAGGCGTTTCGCACCTGGCAAGGAAAGATATGACGTACAGTGAATTAAAAACAGCCATTGCTGACTATCTGAATCGAAGTGATTTAACGAGCACGATTGATACTTTTATTGATCAATCGGAAGCGGAAATGAACCGCAAGTTAAGGCACAAGAAGATGATCAAGCGAGCAACGGCAACTTGTGACTCTCAGTACCTTGCTACTCCGACCGATTGGCTAGAGGCCATCAATGTTGAAATCACATCGGGTGATTTTAGCCCGTTGATGCAGATGAGCATTGAGAGCTTAGATGTTTATAGGAAGTCTATAAATAACAGATCGGGCCAGCCTGTTTATTTTGCACTGGTTGATGACAGCATTGAAGTCTGTCCAAACCCTGATGGCGATTACACGTTGCAGCTCACCTATTATGCATCTATCCCGGCGTTGTCGGACAGCAACACAACAAATTGGGTATCAACGTATTACCCAGATTTATATTTAAACATGACATTGTTCCAAGGAAGCATGTACCTAATGGACGATGACAGAGCAAAAGGCTTTAAAGCTATCTCCGACCAAATCTTTGAAGAGATGCGGATGGAAGAACAGAAAGCCGCATTTGGTAAAGGTTCACTCATCCCAAGGCGAAGAACCTATGGGCGAACAAAAAAACAAGTTGTTTATTGGAGCAACAATTAAATTTAATTAGAGGAAAACAAAATGGCTTTTAGTGATTATTTAGAGGACAAGTTGCTCAAGCACACTTTCGCAAATACAGCATTTACTACACCTGGAACAGTCTATTTGGCACTTTATACTGCCGCACCTTCTGATACAGGCGGTGGAACTGAAGTATCTGGCGGATCATACGCCAGGATTTCTTGCGCGTTCAGTGTCAGTGGAACTGATCCCTGTACTGCAACAAACTCCAGTGCAGCCGAGTTTGCAACCGCAACAGGCTCATGGGGCAGCGTTGGATGGGTATCGGTTTATGATGCCAGCACATCAGGAAACATGCTTGCATGGTCAGCATTAACAACTGCGAAAACTGTCAGCTCTGGTGATGTATTCAGATTCGATGCTGGAGATTTAGATATTACACTCTCATAGAGTCTCTCTATGGCTAGTGTAGGCTACGGATTCGGAAATTACGGGAAGTCATTTTATGGCGAACCCGTTTTCGAGTTTGGTGAAGCCACACTCGCTGAAGTCAGTGCGTTCAGTGCATCAGCGGGCTTAACATTTGCGGTTTCAGCGACCCTAGCTGAACAAAGCTCGTTCACATCAGCCGGACACAAAATATCATTAGGAAGCGCTACCCTCGCTGAGACAAGCGCTTTCAGCAGTGTTGGAACCCGTGTTTTATTCAACTCTGCAACGCTCGCAGAAACGAGCTCTTTCACCGCAACAGCAAGACAGATCGATCGTGGTGAAGCAACGATTAGTGCTGTTTCATCATTTACTTCAGTTGCGCGTCAGATCGACAGAGGCGAAGCGACTATTTCAGCAAGCAGTACGTTCACATCTGTTGGTCATAGAGTACATCGCTCGTCTGCAACACTCGCTGAAGTCAGCGCATTTAGTAGTGAAGCGGTTATTGTCAAGCTAGGATCAGCAACACTAGCAGAAGTTTCAGCGTTCACCTCAACAGCAAAATACGTCATTGCGGCTCAAGCAACAATCGCAAGCGTTTCTTCATTTACAGCTTTAGGAAGGCAGATCGATCGAGCTGCTGCAACAATATCATCTGTTAGTGGATTTACAGCGATTGGTGGTTTAAAATGGAATGACCAAAGTGTGACGACAACATCTTATACAGATCAAACAGTCACGACAACATGGACTGAGACCACTAATCCCTCAACACCCTGGACTGATAAAGCAGCTTAACGGCTGTCAATTAAAACATTTGCATATATAGGTAAAAATTATGGCAGATACAACAACGACTAATTTGTCTTTGACAAAACCAGAAGTCGGAGCCTCAACTGACACTTGGGGTACAAAGCTTAGAATATTGAGCCATATTAGAGCAATCTAATAATGAAAACTCGGTGAATTGCTGGGAACTCCTAACGAGAAAGACGAGGACAATCAGCACCCAAGCCAACGAAAGGTATTAAAGTAGTTGGAAGGATCAACGACTAGAGAGTGAGAA